CACCATCGAGACTGCTATATTGTTCTGCCACTGGCAACCTAGCGAGGGTCGTCGGGGGCAAGGCACTTCCAGCACGGAGCTCCACGCTAGGGACCCGAGGGGTCAAACCTGCGTAGACGCGGCGAGTGGGTTGAAGGGCTTCGATCTCCTCCAGTGTTATCATTGGCCATTGCATAAAGGGTACCACCCCGTGGACCGGTCTCCAAAACCGGGTCCTTCCACGATGCAAGGTCTCGAACTTGTCCCTCATAGCTGCTGCCGTGGCCTTGTTGTCTCTTACGAAGATAGAAACAAGCTCGCCACCCTGCTGCTCGAGGGACGCCATCCACTGCCAAACCTGACGCTCAACAAAGGCAATGATGTCCTGCTCTTCCGAATAACCTATCGGGAGCGGGGAGTTCAAGGGAATGTGCTCAACAGGGAGCTTTGCGATCCGAGACCGGACCATATCGCCTAACTCAGTGTCAACCGAGATATTAGGAATGGCGACGCAACGCTCACCCGGAGAATGAAGGAGGAATTTCGCCAGACGACGCCCTGAACGGGACATGGCTGACTCGCGCTGACTACGCGGGGCACAGTTCTCGAGTCCGAGACCGCCCAATTCCACCGGGATCCACCAATCAACCGAGAAAGAGAAACCTGCTGTATGACGAACAAACAGGTCCAAGACTGGCTTCCAACTCTGAAGGAAGATCTCATTCAGGAGCAGTCGCTCCGAACCTAGGGTCCGACCCAACCACGACTTTTGCAAGCCGGGGAGGATCCCATAGTTCTCGGGTTTGAATAGATCCGAAATTTCGCGAAGCTTCGAATACCGAAGGGCAGGGAGGGTCGTCCAATCCGGATCGAGACCAGCTCGTCGAATTTGGGTGTACCGACCACAGGGCCCGAGAAAATCGGGATTCCGCCATCCAGGAACAAAGAAATTATTCCGGGGCTTTGAAGGCTCCCACTCGGAGCGCATATCGCGATCACAAACCTCCTTTGCCGAAACTCGGCCTTCGTCAACGACGTCGGCCCAGCGGGAACGGACACTAGGAGGATGGGTACTAGAAATGGTGCGGATCGGACACTGGGTACCAGCTAGCACCCCCGGACGATACCGGGTTGTCGACGATCTCATAGGTGACGGGTATGTGATTGCGTCTCCCAGCTGGAAGAGGCAGGAATTCAACACAAGGAACTCCGAACTGGTGAAATTCTTCCCAACCGAGAAGATCAACCCACCCATCTTTGTGATATGCTTCCAGATGGTGTACCCACACTCATCTGTAACGAAGCCCACATCATCACCATTGATCAGGAGTGCCAGCTCATCCAGCCGATAACTCCGACCATCTCGAATCTCCTTTGCAAACCGCGTTAAGGCGGCGTTAATTATGCAGAGGATCGGAAAAGACACAGGAGACCCCATCAACTGGCCATTGGCCTGGGGAGCTTCCTTGTCCGAACCATCATCGTTTCCCTTTTTCAGTACAACGGAGTGGCCAACAAGGGCCTTCATGAAAATCTCCTGCACTGGACCGGACATGCCGGCCTCGGTAGCGATGACTCGAGCACACAACTCAGAA